GAAGAAGTCATTTCATCCAGATATTATCTTTATTGATTATCTGAATATCTGTTCTTCTTCTAGGTTCAAGGGAGGTAGTAATGTTAATTCTTATACATTGGTCAAATCAATTGCAGAGGAACTTCGTGGTCTTGCCGTGGAGTTTAATGTTCCTATCGTGAGTGCCACACAGACTACTCGTAGTGGTTATGGTTCTTCTGATGTAGAACTGACTGATACTTCAGAGTCTTTCGGTCTTCCTGCAACTGCTGATTTAATGTTTGCACTAATTTCTACAGAAGAACTTGAGGGTCTTGGGCAAATCTTGGTCAAGCAGCTCAAGAATCGTTATAATGACCCAACTATTCATAAACGTTTTGTGGTTGGTATTGATAGGGCTAAAATGCGTCTCTATGACTGTGAACAATCTGCTCAACAAGATATTCTTGACAACGGAAAGGAAGAAGAGTATGATTATGAAGAAAAGAAACCTAAAAAAACATTTGAGGGATTTAAATTCTGATATGACTATTGATCTTAATAAGTATGTGGAGTTTGTGAATACCACAACTTCTAAACCCAGTAAAGAACATACTGCGTTTATTGATCGTCTGATGGAACTTCGTGAAGAGGAGTTTCCCACTGAGCGTCTTCTCACTGCTGCTGTAGGGATGTCTGCCGAAGCTGGTGAGTTTACTGAAATTGTAAAAAAGATTATCTTTCAAGGTAAACCAGTAAACCAAGAGAATCTTTTTCACCTGAAGCGTGAACTTGGGGATATTATGTGGTATGTTTCTCAGGCGTGTCTTGGACTTGATATTTCTCTTGAAGAAGTAATCCAAATGAACTTTGAAAAACTGAGTGCTCGTTATCCTGAAGGTGCTTTTACTATTGAACGTTCTGAAAATCGTAAGCAGGGAGACCTATGACTAAAGAAAAGCAAGTAACAATTAAAATTGATGCTCGCACAGCAGCGGCAGTTCGTCAAGTTTTGTTTGATGCTCAGAAAGGATATACCTATGATGAGTTTAGTGTTCCTCCTCGCGTTTCTGATATTCGCAAAGTAATTCAACAACTTGATGATAATATTGATAAAGTTCTTGGTGAAGAATAAATAAAAGCAAAAATGTCTTTAATTGGAAAAAGAAGAGGAAGACCAACTACAAGATCTCAATTCGAATCAATTCTTAAAAAGTTTTTAATTTTTCTAAAGAGAGAACTTAAATTTGCTTACGATATTCCAATTATTCTTGTGGATGATGTAGATTTTTCTAAAAATAATAAAACATTTGGATTGATGTATCCGGATAAAATTGTTATTAGTATTGTTAATCGTCATCCAATAGATATTTTGAGAACCGTTGCTCACGAATATATTCATCATAAGCAGCAAAGTGAAGGCAAAAGGTTGAATGGAAATGCTGGAAGTGTCAGTGAAAACGAAGCAAATGCAAAGGCAGGAGAAATAATTAGAAAATACTCTAGTCTTCAATCTGATCTATTTGACTTAATACCAATTAGATAATAATTTGGTTCTACTCTTAACCTTTTATTCAAACCTCCTCTGGGAGGTTTTTTTATAAATATCTAAAAAAGATTAAAAGTAATGAAAACTTTTTTGGAGTTTATTTCTGAAGCAGAGGTTGCCTGGAATACGGGCACTCTTAAAGGAAGTAAAAAAAGTCCCTCCGCTACTGCAAGTCAAAAAGTAACTCAACTGGGTAGGCAAATGACTAATCCCAGAACTACTCCTCAACAAATGGCATCAATTGCTCAAAGAGTAAAGAAAATGAAATCTGCCATTGTCGGTTCTGGGGAAGTTGCAAAGGCATCTGATCCTCGTCCAGAAAACAAAGATGCAGGAAGAACTAATACTAAAGTAAGAGGATATGCCTCAAAAGGAAAAGATGAACGAGGAAGGGTAGGTAGTCTGCGTGATATAGATTCGGGCAATCAACCTTCAGATGTTAGAACTTCTGGTAGATACGGCGATACAAGATCCAGATCTCAAGGAGGTGGAAGTGTTCCTACAAGAAATAAAGGACAAGGATATAGCACTCCTGAAAGATCTCACTATAGTAGATAATACATTAATATTATAAATATCCATAGAGTAGTATAAGTACAACAAAATGAACTCCAAAGACATTGTATCTCTTTATGAAGCATACGCTGCTGTTTATGATGAAGATCTAAGAGATGAATTAGAATCTTCTTCAATTCAGGAAGATCTTTCTTTCGTTGATGATCTAAGTGATAATGAACTTGATCAGGTAATGGAAGATATTTTTGTATCTGGAGATATTGATATCAATGAGTGTTTTGATTCTTTGGATTATGTTCTATCTGAAGCAAGAGTAACTTCTTCTGATGATAGACCATCTGGTTCTGCAACAGTTACTAGAAGTTCAGAAAGACCAAGCAGAGTAGCAAGATCTGCAGAAAGACAAAGACAAGTAAGAATTGGTAGAATTGCTCAGGCAGCTCAGCGTACTGGTGAGAGACTAGCGGCTCCTGCACGTTCTACTGGAGGAACTTCAGCATCTGCTAGAGTTGGTCAAGCAAGTGCAAAAGTAAAATCCGCAGCACAAAAAGTAAAAGGATTCCTGGGTAAAGTTGGAAGAACAGCAAAATCTGGTTATGAAGCGGCTAAAAAAGAATTTAGCGGAGAAGCAGGAAGAGAAGCACAAGCAAGAACAACCGCTCGTCAAACGAAAAGGTCAGAAAGAAAACAGGCAGGTAAAGATACTTCTGAATTTGAAAGAAAACCAACATGGAGACCTGGTGGACAGAATGTAAACAGAACATTTAAACCTCAACAAGGTCCAACACCAGCACCAAAAGGTCCAAGATCTCCTGCTCCTTATAGGAATGTAGGTGTTGGGAAGAAAAGTGATGCTGAATCTTCTTCATCTGGAAGAGCACTTCCTCCCGCTAGACTTGATAAAAGAGGTAGACCATTTAACAAAGGAAATTATCAGACTGCATCCTCAGCACAGAATAGAAAACTTGCCAAGAGACTTGGTGAAGATTTTGATCTTTTTGCAGAAATGATTCTTGAGGATCTAATTAACGAAGGTTATGCCGAAACTTTTGAACAGGCATTTGAAGTTCTTGAGTCATTCAGCGATTATGAAATAAGTCAAATTGTTGAGAACTATCTTGTAGAAGAAAGAGAAGATCTTTATGATGTTGTTCTTGAGCATCTTCTTGATGAAGGATTTGCTGAAACTGAAGAGGAAGCAGCAGTTATCATGGCAAATATGAGTGAAGAGTGGAGAGATGAAATTCTTGATGAAGGATTCAAGAAAATGAATCGTGCAAAAATCGAAAAGCAAGCAAGAAGACTTGGTGGTGATAGAGGAGATGTTCTCCGTGCCGTTGCCGACAAAATGGATACTGAAGTTGAGCGTAAGTATTCAACAAGACAGGCAAGATTAAATAGATCCGGAGGAGCTGGAAGTGAATATAGAAAGAACCAAGAACTTCGTGCAAGAGATGATGCAAAGGCAGATTTCAAGAAGTATGGTCTTCGCTGATTGAAAACATAAAAATTAAAGAGGGTTTAATTACCCTCTTTTTTGATACTTTGGGAAGGGGATATAGCTCAGTTGGTAGAGCGCGGTCTTTGCAAGGCTGATGTCAGGAGTTCGAGTCTCCTTATCTCCATAAATATAAGAAAACGTAAAAATAAATATAAGTATATAAAAAAATAGTATGAAACGTTTCTTCCAATTTTTATCTGAAGCAAGAGAATCGCAAGCATCATTGCAAGCGAAAAAACTTGGTCTGGTTGGTGATGGTCATGGGGGATGGTTGGATCGTAGTGGAAAACAAGTAGCAAGAACTGATAGCGGAAAGTTAAAGTTTCTTGATGGAAGGCAAGCATCTGCTCCGGAAGAAAAAGGTGCAAAACAAGCATCTGCTCCTGTACGAATGCCACAAAAACAACAGGGCGAACCAGTTCAACGCGGACTTCCATCACAAGCATCTCCAGAAGAGCAAGAACCAGAGGAAAAACCAACTCTTACTATTGTATTGGGAAGGTTTAATCCGCCTACAATTGGACACGAT